ATAACAGTTGAAGAAGTCTGAATAATAGTCTGAGTCTCATTAACTACTTCCTGGACTAATTCAGCATTACGAGTTGCGATGATTGTAGCTTGCTTGGTTTCTAATAGACCCTGAGCACGATACTGAACACGACCTTGTGATGTAAAGTCTAAACCATTTGTTGCACTATCAGTTAGCTTGAATTCACGAGTACCAGTACGGAATCTTAGAGCATCGGTATTTGGAATATTGAATAAACCAACTACAGTACCATTAAAGTTAGATACTAGTTCATCACCCTGAGCTGCGATAGTTACAGTTCCAGTGATTGTGCCACGCGGAGGTGTAGCACCCAATGAACCGCGAATAACTTCACCAGAAACAAATGTTCCGATAACATTAACAATGTAAATTGATTTCTGTCCGCCTGCAGTAACTTCTTGATATGCAACCACACCGGTAGCACCTGAAGTTAGACCAGTTACGACATCACCCTTATTTAAAGATGAGTCTACATTGCCATTGATTCTGCGAGCGGTTTCTGATGCATTACCACCAACATTGGTATCAAAGTCGAAGTCTGAGCTGTATCCAGAAACTGCATTATAGGTTAGCTTAGTTGCCGGAGTGATATATTGTGAAATATCAACATCATCAAACAGAGGATAGAGACGAGTATTTGGCTTCAGACCCTTGGCAACGACCAATAGATTTCTTGAACGGATATAAGGAATAACCGCAGTTGATAACACGCGATCTTCTAGAAGCTGAGTGTCTACCTTGGCAACTACTGATGTACGAACACCGGTACGTGCCTGACCTACTTGAGTCGCGGTTGTAGCAACTGTAATTGTACGAGCCATCGTGTTAGGACGGTTCATTGAGAACAGGATATTGGCAGCTACAGCCGAAGCAGTCGAACCACCTGATGTCCAGGCATTGCTATGTGGATTATAAACTGCTTGACCAACTTCTGTAGATGAAGCACCAGTCCATTGTGTCTGCCAAGCATTCCAAACAGTACCAAGAACACCGGTTCGTTCAGCAATAGTAGCAATTGTATTGAAGTTACCTTCGCGATTGATAATAATATCAGGGCGACGATTAACTTCAAACCATTCATCAGAACTTGGATTTAGACCAATTGTGCCAATGAAAGTAAAGATTGCGAATGGGTTTACGTTTTCTGTTCTTGAAGCATATGGTTGTTCGACCAATGATTCATGAGTATATGGCAGAGTGATTAGATCACCAGTTAATTGGTAACCGTCGGCTGCGCGTAGAGCATCGGAAGTATTCTGTTCTAATAGGTTAACATTGCCCATTGTATAGAATGGACGGAGTTGCTTATTCTCCATGTCAACAGCGCAGATATAATCTGGAGATGTTGTATCACCAACACCATGACCTTCGAAGTTATCAACAACAAAACCATTCTTGAAACGATCTAAACCGAATTCATCTTTAATGGTTAGAGACTTGGTTTCCTGCTCTAATAGAGATAGGGCAGTATAATATTCTACATTCTCTAGACGCTTTTCAATACGACCAATATCGCGCATTGTGTAGCGTTTGTTATCCATTGTGGCAACATAAACACTAGCTGAAGTCGCATCAAATGTATATGCACCAAGTGATAATTTATGTAGAACCATTCCATTGCTTGGGTCAGCTGGTTCTGAAGGATTTACGCCAGGCACACCTTCAATTGCAAAGAAGTTGCCATCAAGATTTAAACAAATCTTATCATTTCTCATTAGATAGAATGAGTAATCAGCTTCTACATCAACACCACGCTTTGGCATTCCGGTTGTAGAACCAGTTCCATCAAATCCTGTGCCAGCATCATTGATACGTGGACGGAAGTCTAATGAATCGCGTAGAACATATGGGATATCTTTGTATTGAATTGCACCAGTATATGAATCGCGTGAGAAGTAATCACCGGCACCATGGGTAAAGTAATCAAATGTAACGCGAAGAGTACCAGTTGGAACTGGATAGCCGGCATTGAGTTCTAGACGACCTAGATCATAATGAGTAAAGCGTTGACCATTGTCTAATGTGTAGCGATCGGTAACATCGACAGCACCGGTTGCATTAAATGCTCCGAATGCGGTTGCCATTTCAACTTTAGTTAGTCTAAAGATGTCAGCCTTACCGAGAACTAGCGTCTTCGGAGTAGCAGCAGCCGCAGTCGTAAAATCTAATTGATAGTTAGATTGTAGAACCTTAGTCTTTTCTTTTGCTGATCCACGAGCTTTATTAATTGCAGCTACAACCGTGTAATATGCACTAGGAGTTAGACCTGAAATAGTTAATGTCGTTGAACCAACACCCAAAGCCAGGGTTGGTGTAACAACAGCACCAGAACTGTTTCTGATGATTAGATAGTTATCTGAATCCGCAATTGAACCAAATGTTTCACCATCGGCAACCAGGTTAATTTGTACTTGACCTGTACCATCAGCTTGATATGATGAACCCATATTACGAGTGATCGCATATGTAGTTCCAATAGTCGTATCATCGTCAGAGCGAATTGAACGAATTGCTGATTGTTGTAACGGGAATACTAAACCATTATTTTCAGGTTCAATATATTGAGTTAGTACCTTTGAGAATACGGCACCAGTCGCAGTTAATGACGTTCCAAGTGTTAGACCAACATCAGATGCAATTGCCGAAACTCTATAGCTTGCGCCAGCAACACTGATATAATCACCAACACTTAATTCGGTAGTGAATTTTGTACCAGTACCAACAACAGAAGTACCGGCCGCAGTAATAGAGCCAGTTAGTTGATATAGAACTGGCTTAACATCTGCAGTAAAATCGAAAATTGATGTATTGTTATAATAGAATTGCTTGGCATTTTGTTCGAATACCTTGCCAGCATTCATGTTAACATCAAACAGGAATAGCTTATAAACACCAGTTTCATGGTACTCAATACCACGAACTCGGGCGGTACCAACCTTAGAACCAGCAGCAGTACCACCAGTCGCAGTCAATTGATCATATAGATCAACAGTCGGGAACTCGGTGATGTTCTCTGGAATCGATGTAATGTTATTAACTATAACATAGTTACCGACAGTAGCAGTAATCTTAACATCACTTGTGCGAGTGAATTCTCTGGATTTTGGAATTGACAGATATTCAGTCGCAACCTTTTCGATTTCATACCCACGAACATAAGCCTTACCAGGTTCTAATCCAATCGCAAGCTTGGTCTCGTCACCTGGATTATTTGAATCTAGAGCATCATAGACACCACGATTATATTGAGGATTGTCAGTAAATGTCCAAGTGACAGAACCATCAGGTGTAGCAGAGTCACCAAAAGTATGGGTAGGAGCAGAACTAGTGCCAGAAGTACCGGAGGTTTTTGCGACATAATAGTTACCTGAGCTAGTAATAACATCACCAACTAGATATGCTCTACTTGCGGCCCACTCTCCACGATTATTATTTCGATGTTCGCGAACTTGAATATTAAATGGACGAACTGTGTAATCACCAGATTCGTCATAAGTTCTACGAGCCAGAGTCTTCTCTAGCATCGAATAATCGGTTTGTGTTACTTTGTACTGGATCTCACCATTTTTGACACGTAGAAGTTCTACAAATGACTGATCCAGCTCAGAATCTACCGCTAATTTTGTTAGGGTTAGTTCAATCTTATAACGATGAGCACCTGGAGCAGCATAGTTAAATGAACCTTGCGCATTATCATTTAATGACTCATCATCTTCTGGAGCAACAAGAATTTCCTCAACATCTAGACCGATGCGGAATGATGGAGTTGTGCTGTACTTCTCAAGAACAATGGTCTGTTCATCAACTAGAACAAAATTGCCATAGACGTAGTAAATACCTGCGCCGATAGAAGCAACCGAACCCTTACCAGTCGCATTAGTTGGAACTAGTGTTGCTGATCTTGGAGTAGTACCATTATTGATAATTGGCTCACCATCAATAAAGGTCTTAGTTGCAGAAGTGGTACCTGAGTTGGTATACTTAACAAATAGCGTATGTGGGTCTGCGTTCTCTGCAGCAATGGCTTTTAACACCAATGCGGTAACGCCCGAAGTGCTACCGGTAATAGTAGTACCTTCAAACTCCGAAAGGAAATTTGAAATCTGCTGTGATCCAGAGTTTAGGTTTTCTAGTTTGACATAACCAACATCGGCATCATACGAAACTTGCCCCGGAATAACCATAGAGCCTTCGGCAAAAATATGGTTACCAAATCTTGAAATTTGATTCTGTAGGATTGATTGAAGCTGAGTTAACTCGCGAGTTTGTACAGCAACACCAGGTCTAAAAAGAATCTTTAGGAACTTTTTAGCTTCAGCGTAGTCATCGTAATATGGCGCGACATTTAGATTAATTGTCATTAGAAAACCTTAAATATATCTTTAACGATAGTATTTATAGGGGGTACAAGACCCCCTTTTATTAGAACTCTACAACTAGCGAGATTGATTCGACCTGATCTGAGGCACGAGTAATTGGTCTACGTTGTTCAACATAGATAATATCGCCAGAATCTGGTTCAACTTCTGGGTTGCCCAAAGAAGATGAAGTACCGACTGCGCCTGAAGTACCACCAGTGATGGTTTCGCCAGTTTCGAATAGATCAAAGTTCTCAGCAGTTGACTTGTAGTAACGAAGTACGCGAGTTGTTGAGTTATAGTCTACAACACGACCAGTTGCGCCTGAAGTACCACCGGTAATTAGTTCATCAACGGTGAATGTGCCGGTTACGCCAGAAGCTAGAGTGATTGACTTAGTAGCTGTTAGAGTTGATGCCGATGAAACAGTTGTTGTGCCATAGTTGTATGGATCACGAATAACACCAATGCGACGATAGTCATTTGATACTGGGAAGTCACCTGAACCGTCATCATACTCTAGACGAGTATTCATGATTGTATAGAAACCACCTAGTTCTTCGACCGCATCAAAACCATGACCACCCTTAGGCTCGATTACGGCTTGAGCTGCGCCATTTGTACCATCACCGTCAATAGTGATTGTAGCATGACGATAGCCTGAACCCGGATTGGTGATATTAATTGCACTAATCTGACCAGATGTAATAACTACTGTGGCAGTTGCACCAGTACCATCACCATCGATAGTAGCGGTAGCAGCAGTATAGCCAGAACCACCATTTGTAACGCGAATAACATGAATTGCGCCGTCGATTGCAGCAGCTTGTACTGTAGAATCAGTAGTAACTGGAACGAAATCAGTAGTCACAAACTTTAGAGTATCGCCTGGTGTAACGGTGAACATATATTTCCACTTATAACCATCACCAGTAGTGATAATTGAAGTAGAAGTACCGGTGGGTTTAACGGTTGAAGCAGCATTACCATTATTTGATAGACACTTATAAACATTGTAATCATCTGTGATTACGAAGAAAGTAGCATCGTATAGTTGGGTAGCACCGGAATTTGAGGTATTTGATGCTGAATAGTTATGACGATATTCATCATAAACTACACCAGATGTCCAGTCACGACGAACGATTGCAGACTTAACATCTGAAGACTGAATACGCTTAAGAGCGATCATGTCATCCCAGATTGAATATTCTGCTTCTACATCATCATTTGGAGTAGGAGGAGTTGTATCAACAGTCCATGGTTGTGGACGACCGATAAACAAATATAGGTTGGTTGGTGAGGCTTCTGAGAACGCTTCAATGAACTGATTTGCGTTATGAAGTCTAAACTTTGTGGTTACAATAGCAGCCATTTCGGAGTTCCTTAAAATCGTTATTAACTATTTATATGTTGTTAGGGCGTGACTTCGATTGTCACATATGGTTCTGGGCAAATATTTTGCTTTCTTTTTGGGTTTAGCCACATACTGCCTACGTTTAATTCAAATACATCTTTAACTTGGGTATTACCCAGGGTGTCCCAGTAACCCTCATTTACAGTGCCAATATAATCCTGTGTCCAATTTCCGGTAGGTCCCCAGAATGCTTGGTTTTTGGCGGTATATGGTGGAAATTTAAACTTGAATCTCTCAATTGTTCCATAATTGGTACCAAAACCGTATCCTGGAACTGAAAGAATCTGTCTAGAGACCTCGGTTCCAAAGTTTGGAAGACTAATCTGCATATTTTGCGGATCAAGCTCAACATAAAGAATGAGATCTTGTGGTCTTCCAACCATTTGCATCTGCATGAGATTAACAACAGTTTCATGCGGAAGAATAATAACAGGTACAAAGTCAACCTGAGTATGAGCAGCTAATACTGGAGAGCCTGGATATGTACCATCTTCATATGGTCTAGTGACAATTTGAATAGTTGGTGCAAATGATACATCTCTATAACTAGCATTGGCCAATAGTCGAATTAGACGACTAATATTGGTCATTGTATCAGTAGTACTTACGCCACCATATAGTCTAGCCGAGGCTGAAGTGGAAATAGTTACTTCACCAAATAGAGCCAAACCGGCTGGGTGCAATACTTTCTTGACAACATCACGCCAAATATTAATTGATTGACCAACTCTAATAACATATGAGAAGGCTTGATAATATTTAGAATCCTGTAGCTTAACATTCTCTGATAATTGGCCATCTACACCAACATAATAACCAGGGTAAGCACATAATGCACCAGAAGATACAACACCAATTGCATCTCCATTACCAATTCCACTAAAATCTACGGTCGGCGGTGTGTTATATCCAGAACCAAAGTTTAGAATATCAATCTTTTTAATTTCACCAAGCGTGCCGACAACAGCAACCTTTGCAGCCGCATTTACGCCAGATCCACCAGAAACTGGAATAATGTCGCCTTCTGAATAACCGGTGCCACGATTAGTTAATGTGATACCATTAAATGCATAATAAATCTCAGCACTTAATTCAATAGTGCCATACATTGCATCGATAGTTTCACCGGCAACAAATTCGCCTTTAATGCTATCAATATTCAGGAATAGCTCATATACTTCATTTGGACCATCTTGGTAAAACAGAACGTTTTCAACTACCGCTGTAGCTCCAGAAGTCGCACCGGTAATTTTAGTCGAAATGAATCTAAATGAATCGCCGACTAATTTTCTAACTCGAATTGTCCGGTCATTCGTCCATTTACCATCTGATGGTCTAAGTAAAGTCGTTGATGGATAGAAAAATGAAATATTTTCATTAAATAGAATTCTAAATAGCAACTCAAATGACTTCTCAGAACCTTTGGACTGATAGAAATCTTTGATGTTCTTATATAGATTTGCCTTATCTGCTAATATAACTTCCGGAATATCTTTTGCAAACTCGGATTTAAATTGCTCAACGAAAGCATCGATCGTTGTATCGATATCTTGGTATTGTCTGGCATTGCGGATAGTGTCGCGCGCACCACGGTCTTGCTCAAGAAACTCATAATAAGCTTGTATAAAAGAGACGAACGTCTGATAATCTGCCTTTACGAACTCGGGCAGTTGTTCTTTTACAAGCTTAGCAATTTTTTCCGGATTGACCGACATTACTTAGTCTCAGCTATAGTGTTAATTGTCAAACCAGCATTTCGATTGACTAATTTATTGAGTGTGCTATTATCAAGAACTAGGATATTGTTTCTAGATACATTAATGTCACTCGAGAATTCTTGTACACTGGCAGTGATTCTAATATCGGGTTGATCATCATAAAACCCGGCGATTTCAAGGTTGCTAATTGTAACAATGCCTGTCGGATAATTAACGCTACCAATATTGTTAATTAGAATATCACCGGAATCTGCATTGATCAAGCGGAGTGTGCCAGTGCCGTCATAATTAGGTGGCATTTCATCTGGTGAATCAACAATTCTAGCCGGAGTCAGAACATTATTGTGATATACATAAAACCGAGTAGTTTCAATCTCGGCAGGATGGATTCTGGTTAAAAAGTTTAATGTAAAAGTCTGCAGAGCATTTAATAGTGGCTCAATACGTTTCTGAGTTTTTACAACTAATTGTGAACCATAAATCGATGGATCAGCAGCATCGATCGCCGCAGAAGCTCTCGACAGAACAAAGTCGCTATTGAATTTCTGCAGATCGGTTGCGAAGTAATTCTGCACAGCAATTCGAGCTAGATCAATAATTTGACTTGATGATTTAGTTGTCATTGATGGACGATAACGAATTTGCGCTTCTAGTGTTAGCCAAACATAATCTGGGTCGACGAATTCTGGAATCACTGATACAACATTTCGAGCTTTTAGGATATTACGCTTAATCGAATCCTTGGTAGAATTTGAAATTTCATAGCCCGAAAATGGCTTCAATGATACGAATACTTTACCATAAATCGGTGGATCATTATCTTCACCGCCCCAAATAGCAACAGATTCAATATTGCCGACATTTGATTGGATAGATACTGAATAATCATCAGGCGTTACAGCTCTTGACTGGGCAATATAGTTTCTTGGTGCATTGAATTTAATTTCTTCAATTGTTTCTTTTGCTGCGCCACCAGTACTATTCTGCGAGACGTTAATAGAAACATTTGTATTTCCCTGAATACTTCCAGATAATACAAAAGTTTGATTAAAATTAGAAGAAACATTTGCGAGTGTTGTATTAGTAATTAGATACTCAATACGAACAATATTACCGGCTGCCAATTGCTTACCGAGGACACCATCACCAAAATAAATGTCATATTTACCGGAAATATTTTCTTCCAGATAATATACAGTTGATGTATTATTTACAGTGGTTATATCTTCAACCAAGCTATACACGGTTGTGGTTGTGTCTGTTGACGAATTTTGTACTGTCACTCGAATAGTTGAAGTGTCAACATTATCATTTGGAATTGTATATTTTTCAGCCGGTCCAGGCGATACAACATTAAATGAATATGAATATGGCATGCCTTCTTTTAATTCAACATCTGTAAACGTATATATTCCAGATACTGGCTGAATCGTTATAGCATTGACATTAACAAAAGAATATGATCGACCATCGATGCTGGTATAAAATGGAGTATACCGATCAAGGGTCAAAAAGTTTGGTGATCCGGCTGGGTTATTAACCGTAATATCAACAATTGCAGTAGCTGAACGAGCAGATCTAGGAGTATATGATAAATGTTTTGCTTTTGAAACTACCGATTCACGCTTAATAGCAGAATCAAGGAATGCTTCATTATGGATCTGATTTGCCATATATGCATCATAGTGCGTATTATAGGCAAGTAATTCAATTAAAACATTTAAGCCAGATGCTTCAAAATCATATGAGTTGAATTCGTCCTGGGAACGCAAAAAGTCCTTAAGATTGGACTTAATTTGATCAAAATCAAGCTCTGAAATGCGTACACTCATTATCGGGTTCTCTTTAGAAGCATTGAAAATACAATCGGAGTTGTCGTATTAACAATGACATATTCAATTGTAACTTCAACTTCATGCGATTCTGGTTTTGGATTAACTACTACATCTAATAAGTCAACTCTAGGCTCAAAATTAGATACAGTTTCTTTGATAGTTCTTTGCATAATCTGAATAGTGATCGGATCAGCAAAGTCAAATAATAAATTGTTTACCTGACATCCTTTTTCAGGATGAAAAGGGCTTTCATAGTTTATAGTCAAAATTAAATAGCGAAGATTTTTATTAATTGAATCTTCGTCGAAAGACTTGACAATGTCATGGGTAGATGGATGCATCAGAAAATTGAGATCCAAATCTTTAAATTGTCGAACTTTTTTGTTAATTGTGACCATACGTATATTTATATGAAAATAATCACAATTATTTGTGATATTTAATGTACAACAATTTGGAAAAGCTGTATAATGGTTTTACTGGAAACCATGGATTGGATTTGGAAAAACCTGGTGAAACTAGATAAGCCGGGTAATGATAAAGCCGGTAAATAAAATTTCCAGTTTCGTGAAACGACTTAAGGTTTACCTTAAGAACCTTCTCCTTTGTGCACGGAGATGAGCTTAGGCCCCGAAAGAGCTTTCTGATCCTTGTGCTACTCTGTCACCGCAAGAAATTGGATCTCCAATTCTTGCAAGTGGGTACCCCTCAATAAATGTGTTTGTTGATCCAGTTCCAATTATTGTTCGGTCTGGGTTTTCTTGGTGCGTAGTATTATTACATGAATGGGCTGCATATCTAGCACCAACTACAGCAATTAACTTACCATCACAAAATGTTCTTGTAACTGGTGTATAAACTAGTTCAGTAGGTGGAAAACATCCATGACCTGTCGAATTGTCACCAATTCTAACAAATGCACCCATTATGGAACCTCTTGTCTATTTAACATTGTTAAAAACGTTGTCAAACCAGTTGACCAATCATTAGTTATAGCTTTTGTTACCTGGCCGGAACCTAGATTGGTTTCGATATTATATGTGACCGTAATACTATTTCTATTATCAGGTCTATATCTAGTTAATGCGAAAAATGATTCTGGTATTTCCGAATTACTAGAAGTTGAAACTACTGGGTCATTAATAGTTGGCTTATATTGCCATAGCTTATTGTTGAATACCGAGTCATAAGCACCAGAAATGGTTACCGTCACTACTGTGCTATTTATGCCTGTCACCAGGATGTCCACCCCATCTTCAGCGTGACTCGGAGTCACTGTACAATAGGTAATATTCCCACCAGAAACGGGCACCTCCGGTTCACCCGGAATAGGTTCTGGTTGTACAACTAGCTCTTCGACCGTGAACTGATTGGTAAAGTCAGTCCCTTCTGGCGTCGAAGATAAAATAGTTGGTGTAATCTCAATCATGCTAGATTGCTTAGACCTTCGCTATGTTTGCGATGATTCCAGAATGTTAATGTCTGATTTCTATTTACTGAATTGGGATTCATTGAAATGTGAATCCAAGGATTGTTTGTGTAATTGCAATATTCCAACAAGAACTGATCGAATTGTACACATTCCTTTAGTTTCTTTGCAGTTTCGAAATAATCTTTTTTCTGCATGCCCTTAAATTGGATGTCAACTGCCATACCCAATGGATGTTGCGATGTTCCACTTGAACTGGCTTCTGATCTAAATGCAGAAGTAACAATCATGTTTGGATAAACTGCATAAATCGGTTCTAATACATTTAATGCAATGTATTGTAGATTGTATACAATTTCACCATATGACAAGCTTCTCTGTGCAACGACTTTATCCTTGGTGACTGCTGCTAAACTAGACAACATTCCGAGTGTGAAATGAGGTGATAACTGATAGCTATCTGGCAAACTAGTAACACTCTTCAAATCAGAACTTGGCATAACAATATCATTCTTTGCTGAGCCAGCACTTGAATCAGAATCACTAATGATTGGCTCAGCGTCCAGTTCAGCTGGTGTTGCTAAGCCTAGATCAATAAGCTTTTGTCTTTGTGTATTATAATCTTCGCCTTCATTTTCAACAAGCAATGAATATTGATCGGCCAAAGTCATAGATTGCGGATCATCTAATATATCTTCAAGCATTGGTGAACGTTTATCAATAATGCCAGATTGTGAATATGTTGCAGTCTCGGCCGGACTTGCTTCTCCAGCATCTCCAGCTCCACTAGCATCAACTGATTGTCCATTTGCAAATTGGCCGGTTGCATAGTCCATTGCCATATTACCGGAGAACTTAAATGATCCCATTACTGACTGTACTTTGAAATCCTGTGCAGCTTTAATATCTACACCAGCACTAGATTCAACTCTAATATTAGATCCAGCTTTGATATTAGTTGTTCCATCAGCCTGCACGTTCATATCACCGGTAGTTTTGACATTTGTCTTACCGGCGGCCTGTACATTTAGATCTTCACCAACTTTAACATTGGTCTTTGTAGTCGACTGAACATTTATATCTGTATCAGATTTTACATTGAGTAACTTAACATCAATATTTGCTTTTACATCTGCAGTTAGATGGAATTCTTCATCGGCTTCAATATAAATCTTTGGAGCTCTCATATCAATAGCTTCGCCAGCAGATAATTGTAATCTACCTGCTGCATTGACTTGGGCGTCATTACCAGAATTTATGACAGCATCGCCAACCACTTCAATGTTACAATCGCCACCAACATGGATATTGCATGATCCATTGACAGAAACATTCGCCTTGCCTGAAATAGCAATATACCCATTACGGTCAATAATCTTATATTCAGATCCAACAGTTCTGGAGATTACCGATCCATTCGGGTCAATTTCAAAAAATGAACCATTACGGTGAAAAATGTGAATTCGCTCAGCGCCGGGTGTATCATCAAATTCAATGATATGACCTGATTCTGTTTGATGAACTTTGTTATATGGATATTGTGCTTTATAGCTAGATTCAGGCTGATCCCATGATTCTCCATTTGGAAGCTTTGCCCCACGCATGCGATTCTTAATTCGATCCTGCATCGGAGTACCACGAATTTCACCCTGGGCTAATTTATTGGTATCAGATAAATCATTATAATCCGCAGTCGGATAATTGCCAGTCGGATCAACAAATCCGTCTTGGGTTTTTGCTTTCTTCTTTGTATTTTCTGCATTATTAATATCAAAGTTTGCGGAATCTTTTATCGCATTGGCCGCAATATTATTAGCATACTTAGAATCAATGACCTCACTAGAGAATCCTAAACCTAAAACACTACCAATAATCTCTAGAATGCCATTTTCTGAACCACTAGTTGTTGTATTAAAGATCTTATAGGTCTTATCTTCTACGGCTAATCTAATATTCTGTTCAGCCAATTCTTCAATTTGTGTACCTGCTAAATTCTGCAGTGTTGACTTTGAATAATTTGAAACGCCAGAATCAACTAATGCCGAAATGATATTTGTGTAATATAGATTCTCTACATCTTTTTGTAAAGACGACACTGCTGAATCCGTGATAGAACCAGTCAAATCATTCTGTGAATAGTTTTGATTGATAATATCAAATGAATTCCTATTGCCAATCACATTCGATTTAGCATCAATAATCTTTTGGTTTGCATAAGAGTCAACTAATTTACCAGTGCCTGAATTGACAACAGACGTTATCTTCTCGGATTTTTTCTCAATAGCTTTTAATGCAGTCGGATCAAGTTCAGACTTGGCTAAATAGCTATTTAATTGGCTTGAATTTATCATACTGTAATCAATTTAAGTAAATCGGATTTTTCAGAATTATATCTCGCGATAACACCCTGCTTAATACTAGGTGAGCTCGATGCAAATAGAGAATTAACCATATCGACTTTATATTGTGATACTAATTCAACAATTTGCCGGTCAGTCAATTCTGTTTTATTTCTAAGTGGTACTGTGAATACTGAAGTTTTGCCTGGACCCAATTGCACAGACGTTGACCAAATTAAATCATGTACAGCAGGTCCAAACTTTGTAAGATCATAACCATTACGGGCTAGATTACTTAGCATGACTTCATAATAGTTCTTTTTAATATATTCATGCTGGTCTTCTTTGAATTCTTTTTCATTTGACGTCGCAATTTGTTTCCACATGACATCAAATTCAGGTGTTGCTGGTGTTAGCCCGGAAAACTTGTCCGCAAATCTACATGTATTTACAAATTTTAAACATGGCGAATTATTAGAAGACGGTCTTGCCTTGCCATTCGGCATTAATTTTGGTAGGTATGATGCGAACTGATAGCATCCATATGATGCACCACCATAATCACCAGCTGCTGCACCATTATATGCATTAATAACACCAGGACCTTTGCCACCAGATTCATATTTTTCAGATGTTTGACCCAATGTCCAGCCTGAAACAGATGGAGTTCCAACAACAATTTCTTTTCCACTTTCATCTAATACAGGTCGACCTTGAGAATCTTTTAATATTCCTTGATTTAGATTATTCACCGATTGCTTTTCTGGCTTCTTTTTAAAGGTTTTATCTGCAGATGCAATGCCGCCAATTGTTCCAAAGAATGCCGGTTGTTGCATATCTAAGCCATCCATCCACCAACCCACCACCCAGGTACCTTCAACTGGGCCAATCGGCGCAGAACCAATACCAGAAATTGCAGCACTAGATATTGGCTGGATTGCGAGTGCCCATGGTAAATCCTCGGTTGGCAATAGAGTTTTATCATCAGTATGATATGCAATAACTCTAACTTGACACCGACCCATTTTTAGTGGATCATGTCTATTTTCCACACAACCAATCCACCATCTAAAATCAGGATATACATTTTGACTCATGCTGACTCCAATGATGTTTTTACAGAATCCTTGACCAATTCCATCAACATCATATGTTTTATTGGCGTAATCTTGTGTCTAATCGCTGTCACCAAATAAAGGCCTGACAAATAACGATCAGTCCCATCAGATTCCATTGTAGATGAATCTTTCGGTGTAATACTTGGGAAATCAAATCGAACAATACTGCCAACTTCCATATCAGAACGACCATTCACTGTAACATTAATCTTATAATTATTCAAGTCATTTAGCAATGAAATTCTGTTCTGCATCGTTTTATCTACCAGATCAGATGCATTATTCTTTGCGCCATTATATAAACCTGGATGACTTGGATAGAACATCATTTTAGTATCAGGATTTCTCAAAGTTGTTCTTGAGAAAAATGGACCACCTTGACGACCTTCGATTGTTTCTATGTGCTTATAATCTTCAAACTGCGCAACATAGTCAAAGTCATGAGTCGTATAATCTTTTTTGATGACATCAAACTTGAATAATTTATTAGCATAATAGCCATTTTGAAGATTTTCAAGCGTATTGAAATTATTTTCGATACTAAATGATTCTACAATACGATATGCTTTATCCAACTGAGGTCTAGTATACAAGAAATTTGTATCACGGCCGTCATCCATTACGTTGGCCGGAGTATAGATATAATGCTCCATGATCGTATTGGCATTCAGTTGGATCTCAATCAACTGCTCTACTGAACCAAACACAAATTGCTTATTGGTCTCAAACAATAGGAAATTAGATCCGCGACCTTTATCCGGAACTGATTTAGATGCTAACCAATTTATCGATTCGAGCGGAGTCCACATCGGACTCGTAAATTTAATCGAATTGCCGGTTTTCCCAAGAACTAATAGATTCGTTGTGTCTTCAGATTCTTTTACTGGATTATTATCGACTGCGCCAAATAGATTTCTTGGCAATTGCAAGTATTCCTGAAAAATATCAGAAACTACCTTATCAACTTGACCAGAATATGTTCTAGAAAATGGCAATAGAGTATCTGTTATTGCTTCCGGTGAACAGAAGTGTAAAGTATATTGTTGTAGTCTGTCAGATGTAACTACATTTCTATCGCCAAGTCCATATATTCTAAATGTTCGATAGAAAATATCGGCTTCTTCAAATCCAGGTGTTCCACATTTAATTCTTAGATATTCATCACCGATTATTGGAAGCTTTTCAATAAGACCCTGGCCATCAGATAGGACAATATTTCCATAAAGACAATTAGAGAAAATGTCTTCGAAAATATTTAATTCAATTAACATGGCTTGGACATTCAATTCAGAACCAGATCTGTCAATAATGACAATCTCGTCTATTTGAATATCGCCGGCTTTTAGTGGTGCCTTTAAGCCCTGCTGCTGATCATATCTATCTGTCATTGTTTAATTAATTTTTCAAATTCTTGAATAATCTGAGATAAAGCTTCCTTTTTAGGTATCTTTATTCTGCGTTTTACATCATTAATCCTAGTTTCAAATTCCAGATTTGAGACCGGATATGCAAGGCTTGATTGATTGACAACAAAACCCAATTCATCTTCATAATGATGAACGCCATATGGATTATCATACTTATCGGTAGTATAATCAATCAATTGATTTTGTGTCATCGGCCAATCCAATACCGGATCAATTATATTATTTGCAAGCAAAATGATCCAATGGTAAAATGAATTACCATAGATTTTATCAGCCAAAATTTCTGGTGTATCGCCCTCGGGGACATCTACTTCTTCATAGAAAACATTGTTATTGATAACTGAATCGATGAACCCGGTTCTAACAAAAATATCAGTTGTTAATTGATATGTTTTACCGTCATCTAATGTATATAATAGAGTTGGAAATTTTGAAAAATACATTAGTAGCCTTCCCAGATTCTCTCTTTGGTAAGAGATTCAAGTTCGGTGAATGTTAGGGTTACATTAATTTCTGTTGGCGCACCATTACCAAATGTTGAATAATTGGCTTGACTGCCATAATCAACTTTCATATCAGTTAGCGCGCAAGTTGAAATCTTATTGAGCCATTTATTCTCTTTACCCTTGTAATAATACACGATGTCAAAATCTGACGGGTAGATATAATAAAGACCAGATGCAACTAATTCAGGGTGCATATGATATTTAAAAGTCTGAATGATATCCCAAACCTGTTTTGATTCACTCTCAGACTTCGGCATAAATTTGTAAGTAAACTCAAATCTTCTAAATCCAACTGATTTGAATAGGACTTCTCTAAATGGATTGGCTACTCTCTTTGTACCAGACTCCATCATATTTTGTACGCGATTATTGGTATTCAATGCACCTGGGATAGTCGCCGCGACTTCCATCATTCTGCGAGCAATGTCAGATGCCATACTTTGTGATGCTGCAGTAGTATCAGAAACAGACGACCCGCCGGCTAAAACACCCATTAACGAGCCAAATTCAGTTTGTTGCCATTCAACACCATATGAAACCGACGGGGCATTTTGTATTGCTAATGTAATTACATCGGATAAACGTTGAGTCTTTTCAATATGGAATATATTTTCAGTACCGGTGCCAACTCCAGCTTGGTGTGCACCCACTCCGGCAGCTATACCAAGTGCTCCGCCCGCAGCTTTTCCGGCGATCTTTTTACCAATAAAGTATGATCCCAAAACTGGAGTAGTTGTATATATTGCGCTTCTACCTAAACTGGCATTTGCGCCCTCAACTTGTAATTCCCGAGTTTGGTCGGTTCTATTTTGACCGGCATTATTCACTTCACCAATAATACGATTCTTATTATTTTTTGCGAATTTCGATGATTCTCTAACATTTATATAGAACATGACAAAATGCTGAACATCATCATCGACCCCGACATTTTCAGGATATGTCAAATTACCAATAGTATATTTACTGGCACTAGCTTCGCTCAGACTATCAGGTCGTCGATTTATGGTATTTGATGTTGTGTTGGCCATATAAATAGTGAAAAGTACATTAATTCATATATTTATATCGATGGCACGTAAGTATCTAAAAGGAAAATTCAAGCCGGTTAATCCACACAAGTATATCGGAGATGTGGATAATATCGTATTTCGGAGCTCATATGAACTAAGAGCTTTTAAATACTTGGATCTTCATCCAAATGTAATAAAGTGGAACTCTGAAGAAGTCATTATTCCGTACATTTCACCGATGGATAATCGGCAGCACAGATATTTCGTTGACCTATTTTTTAAACTAAATATGGGTAACGGAATAACGAAGTCTTATCTAGCTGAAATTAAGCCATTAAAGTACACCCAGCCACCTATCGCACCAAAAAGAAAAACCAAAGGCTATCTGGAAGAGTGCGTTACTTGGGAAATAAATAATGCTAAATGGTCTGCTGCGAGAGAAGTCTGTGCAGATAATGGAATTGAATTTATATTATTAACAGAAAAAGAACTCGGAATTGAATAATGGCAACAAAAACATCTGAAAATCCATTTAAGGCAATACGATCAGCCAAGGACGTAGATCCGGCAGCTACGTATAATGCCTATTCATGGCTTCAGCAACAAATTAAAAAGCTAGGTTCTGTTGGTAGAAATCCAGCTCAGTTAATGTCTCAAAATGTAAAATTGACTCCAAAAATTCAATTTGGCTCAATGTATCTGTTTAACTATGATGCAAAGCATAAAGATACACTACCATATTGGGACCAGTTTCCATTGATATTACCATTCCAACCTGCACAAGGTGGGTTTCTAGGTCTAAACTTGCACTATTTGCCATACAATTATAGATTTAGACTACTCGAAAAGCTATTTGACTTTTCGACTACAGAATCACTAAATTCTAGAACTAAAGTATTATTTTCATGGGGAATGTTGACCGAATCAACAAAATTCCCAGAAGTAAAAGCCTGCATTAAACATTACCTATTAGATCAAGTTAGATCCAATTTCATGTATGTTGATCCACGAGATTGGTACACTGCCGCTATGATGCCTACTGCTAGATTCGTTGGTGCCGGTCCTGGTAAAGTTTGGAAAGATTCATATCAAAGGATGTCTAAATGACGCGGTCATCAAGATCATACAAAGAATTCTTGGCTCTAACAAGAACAGAAGGATTATCAAAGTCATGTAAATTTGAAGTTTATGTGACACCGCCAGTATCAAAGAATTTTAGAGCCCAAGAAGTAGATCTAAATCGGGTATCACTATTGGCTGAAGCCGCATCTTTGCCACCCGTAAATATTAAAACTGAACGTTTAGAAATTTATGGTCCATCTAGCCCAAGACCGGTCGGTATCGATTATGGCGATACAATTACTCTAACATTTTATCTAGATCGCGGCCTACAAGTTAGAACTCTATTTGAAAACTGGATGGCACAAATCGTTGATCAAAGCACATATAATATCGCATATCAAAGTTATTATATGTCAGATGAACTTGCGATTAGAAAATTAGATTCAAAGGATGACATTGTCAGAGAATACATTTTTAGAGAAGTATTTCCAATTGCTATTGGCACCACACAACTAGCTGCGACTGCTGATGAATTTAGTCGAATGGACGTAACATTTGCTTATCGTAGATGGTCAGCAACAAATTATGTATCATCGACAAAATGGACATCTCGTTCTATATTTAGTCCACTTGAATCTCTATACGAATTAGTATCAGACACAATTAGCACCGGAGCCGGAGCAATATCGTCCGGCCTGGGCGTAGTTGACGACACATTGAACGATATTATTAACGGACCACTCTGAGAATATTATGCTACCAAAGGTACAAACACCGAGTTATAGTTTAACGCTTCCATCATCAGGTAAAAAGATTGAATTTAGACCATTCCTAGTCAAAGAGCAGAAGGCTTTGTTAATTGCAATGGAATCACCTGAAGATAATGCAATGACAGAGACTACATTGGCTGTAGTTCAAGCATGCCTATTCGATAAGGTCAATGTTAAACAATTACCAAAAGTCGATGTTGACTATATCTTCATGAAGCTTCGCGAAAAATCAGTTGGCGAGCAGATTGAATTAGTTGTGACTTGTGCAGACTGTGGCAGCACCCAAGATTACATTTTTGACATTACACAGATCAAAGTAGATATACCGGAATCTC